CTGAAGACGATGTTCAGCCCGTGAAGCGCAAAGCTGGCCGCCCAAAATCAAAATGACGGAAATGCTAACAATCCGGTTCGTGCGTCCGGTTGAAATAACGCCCGACAAACTGGCGCAGCAGAAACAGTATTTGGCTGATCAGGAACGCCTGGCTAAACTTGCTCAAGCCTTAGAAGCCGAAGGCCAACCAAGCGGCGATGAAGCGCGCTGGGAGATCGCCGCCGGCGGCTGTCGCATCTCTTGCCGGCTGAATCTTGTCACGCGCCGGATGCTGATTATCGTCCTGGCTGGCGCTGAATCAATTACAGTGCTGCGCGACGATGACGAAGAGAACTTCGTCTACAACTGTCCGGCTGGTGCGCGTTGGCTGGATTTTCTGATCAATCAGCACGATCTCGTCAAGGCGCAGCGTGAAGTGCTAGCTGCGCAGAAACTGGCTGCCGAGCGAGCCGCCGAGATCAAGCGGCAGGGTTTAATTTAACGATGATCTGCGAGCCGTTTGCAGAGCTGATCGTTGGAGCGCGAATTGATTCAGTGACGTATGGCTATCACGCTTACAACAACCATCGGCGGCGCTTCATCGGACAGCTACAACTCTGTCGCCGAGTTCGACGCATTTCTTGCGCTCAAGCGCAATTCAGCGACTGTGTTGGCGCTCTCAAGTGATGACAAAGCTTTGGGCTTGCTTGAAACAATGGACTTGCTGGAAATCAATAATTGGCGCGGCGCGCGCGCGACGACTACGCAGGCGCTCTCACACCCGCGCAGTGGACTTGAAAAACGCGATAGTGCAAGTGGCAGCTACCTTGACGGCTATGCTGGGCCCAATGACTACCTGATGACCGAGATTGCCGGGCCGGTCAAGCGCGCACAATGTGAGCTGGCTTTTGCAATCCTCGACGAACGCTTCAATACGAATGAGGCCGATGATGCCCGCGTCGAAGAGTTTCAAGCCGATAACGTTCGGGTCAAATTCGGCCAGGGCAGCCAGAGCAAAGCGCAGGCTGGCCAGTTGCCGGTTGTGGTGGCAAGGCTGCTGAGCGGGCTCTTGCAAGGGAACAGATTCCAGCGAGCATGAATATCCCAGCTTCGATAATTCAAAAAGTTCGCGCGGCGAACGAGGACGCAATGCCGGATGTCGCGCTTGTTTACAGCCGCTTGCTCGCTTCCGACGGCGAGGGCGGGAAAATCGAAAGCTGGACAACGCAACGCGCGCGCACGAAATGCCGGCTGGTTTTCGTTGGCAATAATCCGCGCTATGAAAAACAAATCGTAGCCGCCGGAATTAAAGCAAGTGAAGCCTTTCTGATTGCTCTGCCGCTTGGCACCGGTGTTGTGACCACTGACAGGCTGGTGATTGGCAGCGCGACTTACGCAGTAGTGACCGACGCAGGCACGCGCTCTTATCAAATGGCCGACAGATTTTTAGTTCGGGGCATTTAACGGAGAAAGCAAAATGGCAAGTTTCAATAAGTTCAATCAATTTGTCGAAGACGTGGCTGAAAAAATCCATAATCTGGGTACAGACACACTCAAAGTCGCGCTCTTTAATACTTCGCCGAACGCTGCCGACATTCAGTTTGACACCAGTGTTGACGTACGCTTGGAAGCAACCTCGAATGCGGTGGAGATCACGGCGCAGAATGGTTACAGCGCGGGTGGTGCAACGGCCACGCAATCAAGCTCAGCACAAACTTCAGGTACGTATAAGCTGGTTTTGGCGGACGTGGTATTCACGGCGTCCGGTGGCAGCTTCGGGCCGTTCCGTTACGTCGTGCTCTACAATGCGACAGCGGGTGCGGCCTCTACACGTCCATTGATTGGCTGGTACGATTATGGCTCGTCAATTTCGATCAATACGGGTGAGACCTTCACGGTGGACTTTGATGGTTCGGCAGGCGTGTTGACGCTAGCGTGAGATTGACGCGACGATTTTCACTCAAGGCAGCGTGTAGGCGAGAAGGCCATCGCTGCCTTTTTTGTTGGACAACTTTGAGAGGAAAAATATGAGAAAGACAGTCGCATTTTTTTTGCTGTGGCGGTTTTAGCCGTCATTTTGGGCGCGATCGGTTTCGCTCAAGATCGTATCTACGGCACGGTGGTGTTGAAAACGCCTTGTGTGACGCCAAGCGTGGCGGTTGACAATGCCGTGATCACTCTGGGCCAATCAGTGACCGTCACCGCGATCGCTACAAACAATTGCAACGGCACCAAGCACGTTTCAGTGATCATGCGAGCCACGGCTGATTGCGGCGGGACGGCAACTGAGCAGGTGTTGCTTATCGTGTCGGATGTTACGCTCAGCGGCAAGGCGAGCGCGACGTTCACTACGCAATTCACGCCTAGTTGCGTTGCCATTTGGACGGTGACTGCTGAAATATGTAATGGGGCGGTTTGCCCATTCAAGACGACGACGATCGAGACGCAGTGAGCGATCAACCACCACAATTCGGGCCAGACTATTACCAGGCTATTTGGGGCACAGTTCACCGGCATGACTATTGTGCTGGTTTGGGCGCATCCCTCATTACCAAGTATGGCCGCTGTCGAATTTTGGATTGTGGCACAGGCTGCGGCTACCTTGTGAAGTGCCTGCGCGAGCTAGGCTGCGATGCCTGGGGATGCGAGATGAGCGAATACGCGCTTGAGAACACCTGCGCGCCGGGCTTCGTAATCTACGGCGATGTGCGTGAATTGCCTTTCAAAGATGGCTTTTTTGATGTCGTCCACAGTCAAGGATTGTTTGGCTATCAACAGGAATCTGACGTAAAGCGCGCCGTGGCTGAATGCCATCGCATTGGGCGGATTCAAGATCACAACGTAGATTCCAGCGAGGCCGAATGGCATAACGAGTATCGCTATATCACTTGGCAATCGCGCGCCTGGTGGGATGAACATTTGAAGGGGCCGCAGATATTGATTGCTTGTGCGAATTACTCATGCAAAGAGTATGCAATGCAACGCTGGCTTGATGCGGTTGACAACCTCGACTGGCCGAACAAGCGTATGTTACTTGTGGACAACTCAGATACGCCGGAGTTCTACGAACGCTGGTGCGAGCGCGTGTCGATGATTCGCATTGAACTTCAGCGTGAGCCGATGAATCGGCGTATTGCGTTGTCAATGGAGCGCATCAGGCAAGAGTTTTTGGCGAGCGATGCGACGTATTGGCTGAACTTAGAGAGTGATGTTATTGCGCCGCCTGAGACGATTCGCGTACTACTCAAGCACGGTCAGCAAGCCTGCTGGACAAGCCATAACTATCCCGACCGGACGAACCCAGAGCAGGGAATGAGCGGCTTTGGCTGCTCTCTATTTAGCCGATTACTGATGGAGCAAACGTCATTCGCGCAGGCTCCTGCAGAAACAACTTGTGATGGCTGGTATTGGCGCAACGAAGTACAACCGCGCAGGTTGCCCGTAGTTGAACTGTGGGGAATGTTAAAGATTGAGCATTTGAATAACTAAATGTCGACGATTCGCCAAGAAATAAATATCCTGACTGCCGTGCTCAGCGCGGCCAGCGGAGCTTCGGCTACGTCCAACGAGATAGTCCGGCTAGATACGGCGCAATATAGCGGAACGATCACTTGTTACTTTGAGATCGTAGCCGATACTTCGCTTTCGCTCACCAGCAACGTCACATTACGACGCAAGGGTACGTCAACGGACGATGCCACTTGCACTATCCCTCTGCTCACAACCGCCTACACGCGCATTCGTTCAGCTTCATTCGCGCCGCCTGACGGGGCAACTGAGTACGTGGTATTTATTGATGCGGCGGTCGGGGCGACGAAGAATGTAAAAGCCGCGCGGATTGTTATTATTCAAAATAGCACTGCGCTCACTCGGACTGAAACGCAAATCGAATTGGGAGACACGCAGACCTTCACCGCTACAACTGCCAGCGCGCTTACCCGCCCTAAATATTTTTACTTCGATTCAGCGAACAGGAACGGCACGCTACTTGTATACCTAGAAGTAACAGGCAAGTCGGATTCAACAAAGAATACGATGACCTACAGCCTTCAAGTTGCCGATGGCACGGGCGACGGCTTCACCGGGTGGGCGGACACTGGCGTTGCTCTGACTGTCACGGCCACAACCGCAACAAGGACACGCAATCTAATTGGTAACTATATCACGCTCATTTCGGGACGTAACTATAGAGTGGCAGTAAAGACCACCTCGACGAAGAATACCGGAACCATCTACAACGCCAAGCTGATTATCCTGCAGACCGACGCGGTGAACTACTACAGAGACGGCACTGCGGTTGGCTCTATCGCTGGTGGAACAGCAACCAGCGGACAAAATCAACAAGCCTGTGCGCAAGAATTCACTGTAGCTCAAGCCGGAAATATAACCGGTGTAAAGGTCGGCCTGAAGAAGTCGGGATTTCCAATTGACACAGTTAATGTAGACATCGTGAACGACCTAACGTCGAGCAGTCCGCTCGCGTCCGCCACTATTGGGGGCACTTCTTTGACCTCATCGTTTGCGACTTATACGCTGACCTTCAGTAATAGTCTACCGCTGACGCCAGGGACTACCTATTATCTGCGATTCACGCGAACAGGGGGGTATGATGTGACGAACGTATACTCCGTCGAAGGTCACACCGGATTCATCTCTGTCTACCCCAATAGCGTGCCGTGGTCGCGCGATAACAATACCTGGGTTGCGTTACCCAATAGCGGTGACATTTACTTTGAGATGCTAGGTCAGCCAGGCATCTCAAAGCTCGAACCCCAATGCCTCATCGCCAACACCCTGCTCGCCGCAGGCACGGCTTTGCAGAACTCCGACACTTACTTTGACCCGGCTGAATGGCGTGGCGTCATAAACACCTATGCGCACCAGCTTGAAGCCGCCAACGGAGCAACATCTGACGCTAAGCTTCAGTACAACCCTAACAGCACGCCAGTTGATGTTACCGGCTCAACCGTCACTAACCCAGACAACGCGGGGCGCTCGACGCTCACGCTGCCCGACAGCGCGTACGAGATTGACGTGATCGCCACAACGAACAACAACGATTTATACGCGAGCAGGATACTGGTGCAGGTTGTAGTTGCGCCCTTATTTGACCGGCTGCGTCAGTTGGCGCACCTGCACGTGCTGCCACAATAGGAGAGTGAATTATGGGAAGAGTTTATACGGCACATCTTGAAAATGGCACGCTTGGCACCGGCAGCGGCCTGATTGCCTTTCGCACGGCGGCTGATGGTGTGACAGCGGGTGGGATAATCAAGCTCCTGCGCGTTGAAGCCACGCAAAGCGGGTCAACGACCAGCGCCCAAGTTCGGCTGGTTTTTTCGACGCGTGACACAGCAGGCACTTACACGATGAGTAGCGTTACCCCGGTCAATGCAGTGCTCGGTGGCCCGGCTTCTGCTCTTGTGGGCAATACTGCGCCTGTTGGTGGCGCGGCGCGTATTGGTATCAACTCAAGCGCGGATTCAGGCGGGACTTATACCAATCACTTCGCGATGGCTCCGAATCAACTTAATGGCTATTTGTATCTACCAGTGCCAGAGGAGCGAATCATTGTACCGCCTGCCACAGTGTGGGTTGCGCGCTTTGCTACTGCGCCGAGTAACACCGCTGGTTGGGACCTAACCCTCGTCTACGAGGAACTTGTATAGTGGCTTGATTACTTAAAACGGAGACAAGCGCGTGGGCGTCTTTCGGCAACCCTCATATTGGCAAGCTCAAGGTCGCCATCTGCTCATCCAGGTACAGGCGGGTGGCACAATCTCTGCTACGGTCGCTACGTTCGCGTTGGACGGCGTGGCTTCGGGCGTGATGGCCGCACGCAAGCTCACAGCCGACACCGCGAGCTACACCGAGACCGGGATTGACGTAACGCTCAAGGTTGCCATACCAGCAGCGGTCGTAAGCTTTACGCTCACCGGCGTGGCGGCCAGCTTTTCCATCACACTAGCCTGCTCTGCCGCCAGCTTTATGCTGTCCGGCATCACGCCAAACCTGGACGTTAAGCTACCTACCGCCAGTGAGAGTTTCACGCTGGACGGCGTGGCTTCGACCTTTGCACTGACGATGCCCGCTGCCGTTGCGAGCTTCACTGAAACGGGCATTGATACGACTCTGAAAGTCACAATGCTTGCCGCTGTTGAAGCCTTCGCGTTGACCGGCAACGATGACGCACTCACGGCAACACGCGCGCTGGCCTGTGCTGTTGACCCGTTCACTTTCACTGGCCAGGCAGCGGCATTCAACGTTTCAATACTTGCTGACGTGGCAAGCCTCGCCATTGCCGGTCAAGACGCGACGTTTGACATCAGCTTACCCATCGTTGCCGAAGTCTTTACCCTCATCGGCAACGACACCGCACTTAGACACGCCGTATTGTTGACGGCGGATTCAACAAGCTTCGTCCTCACCGGCACCGTGGTCACGTTTGATGTGAGGCTGCCAGCGAATGCGGCGAGCTTCATCCTTGCGGGACAGGCAGCAAGTTTCATTCTCACGCGCGCCGTCATTACCGATCAGGCGTCTTTTTTGCTTGTAGGTCAGAATCTGACGTTCGCTGTCACAATGCTCGCGAACGTCGCCGCGTTTCTGCTCATCGGCGCAGATGTCACGCTCACGCAGTCGTCGGGTAGTGTCACGATGGCAGCGAATGCGGCGAGCTTCACCCTTGCGGGACAGGCAGCGACATTTGCGCTCACGATGCCTGTGGATGCGAGTGCATTCGCGCTTACCGGACAATCAATAACATTTAACGTTACCCTGGCAGTCACGGCTGGCGCATTCACTCTCGCCGGACAGGATGTTGGTCTGAGTCTGACGCGCACACTGGTCTGCGCTGCTGGATCGTTCGCGCTCAACGGCCAGGCCGCAGACTTCCTGCGCACTCGGAATATGCCTGCGTTTGTCGCTGCGTTTGCGCTCAACGGCCAAACGGCGGGATTGCTGCGCGTAGCAAATCTATCTGCGTCGAACGGCGTTTTTACGCTCACGGGGCAGGTGGTAGACCTTGCGCGCACCCGCGCTGTGGTGGTGGACACGGGCAACTTCGCACTTATCGGGCAGGATGCCGTACTATCGAGCTCGTTCGTACTGGCGGCTGAAGCGGGAAACTTTAATTTCAGTTTCCCGCTGACAGCCCTTTGGCGCTTCCTGTTCGCCGATCAGATTTTTGAGCTTTTACAGATCGACATTGACAACGCGCGCGGTCTGGCTGATATGACGGAATCGCAGGCTGCTGTGACGGTACTTACTGAAGACGACATCGCCCTTGCGATGCCACTACGCGCAGCCGCGCAACCACTCGACACAGGACGAACGCAGGTAGGTTTTTATGAGCACTGAATTCTTTCTGAAGCAAGGTGATACTGGCGTGCCCCTGCGCGTCGTTTTGAGCGATAGCGATGGGCCGATTGATTTAAGCGCATGGGCAGAGGTGAAGCTGGTGATGAAACGCAAGGGCTCGATTGACGAGCCTACAGTCGACGCGCTGGCAACGATTGATCCCGATCAGGAAGCCAATCCCGGCCTTGTGACCTACGCCTGGGCTGCCGAGGATGTAGATACACCTAACATCTATCTGGCCGAGTTCATCTGCATTAATCCGGCGGGCGATCAGGTGACTTTTCCGCGTGATGCGGGCGAGGCGGCTTTTCTGACGATTCGTATTCAGCGCGGGCTGGCTTGAGCCCCACTCACAATAATTATTTTTCTTGCCTGATAATCTCAGCCCGTGAGTCAATTTCAGCTTCAATCAAATATCCCACAACTTACGCAGCAACTGCGTTCGCGAGGTGAAAAGATCGTAGCCGAGACGGCTTTCGGGATTGAAGCCCGAATCAAGATTTCGATGGCCGAGGCAAAATCCGGCCACATCTACGGCTCCCACCAGGCCAGCGCGCCAGGTGAAGCGCCGGCGATTGATACGGGGGTGCTGGTGAATTCGATACAAACAGAGATTGACGGATTGACTGCCGTGGTTGGGACAAATCAGGAATACGCGCCGGTGCTCGAATTCGGTGGAGCGAAGATGGCGCCGCGTCCGTTTCTGGCCTCGGCTTTCGAGGCCGCAGCGCCGGAGTTTGAAAAGAAGCTGGACGAGGTCTTTGGATGAGCGTGGTCAAGTCGGCAATCCTGACGCGCTTGCAGACCGACTCGACTATCACCGCGTTGGTGAGCACACGCATTTACCCGGACGTTGCGCCAGAAGGCAACACGTACCCGTTCATTATCGTGAGCGCGCAACAGCCGCCACGCGGCGCGCGCGTTTTTCAGCGCGTCGGGTTTGAAGAGTCAATTTTCCTGGTGCGTGGGATTGATAAATCGAGCTCGCCGAAAAACGCGGGGGCGATTGCCCGGGCGATTCGGACGAACCTGGAAGGCGCGGCGTTGACGATCACCGGCTACGCCACCCGGTCAGTGGAGTGGGTGAGCGGTATCGAATACACCAGCTTTGAAGACGGCATTTTATACCAGCACGAAGGCGGCTTTTATTTCGTGATGGCGGAGGGCAGTTGAAGATGGGATTTTTCGACAAGCTACCAACCGAAGACGAAGAGCTTTTACCACCCGGGCCGGCGCCGAAAACGAGATACACCGTTGTCAAAGGTTTCAACTTTGGCGCAACCGAAGAAGAGCGGCGAAAAAACCGTGTTGAACCTGGACCGCTGACGATCAGCCTACCGCCGGCGACGCTCAAAACCTGTCTGCGCCGTGGTGCAATTGTGGAGGGCAAATAAGTGGGAAGCAAAGCCAGAGGTATACAAACCAAAGTTTTGATTGCCGGTTACGATCTGTCCAACGCCTTCAAATCGTTTGCCAACGACAACAGCGTGGAGAGCTTCGACGCAACGGCTTTTATGGACACGGCGAAGTCTTATGTGGTCGGCTTTCCTGACGGCAAGTTCTCACTTGAAGGCTTCTACGATAGCGTCCCCAGCCCCGGCACGGCTGATGCAATTGATGACATTCTGCGGCCACTACTGGGTAGCAGCGTGCGCAAGGCGATCTCCGTCTCGCCAGAGAATGACGCCTTCGGCAAACATTGTTTTCTCGCGCAAGGCTTCTTCACCAATCTGAAAGTCACCAACCCAGCACAGGAACTAATCATGGAGTCGGTTGATTTTCAGGCTGACGAGGGCGTAGCGGCTGGTTTGATCTTGCACGCGCTTGCTGAAGAAACATCAGACGCTGACGGCCTTTCGATTGATAATGGCGCGAGCGGTTCACCGAGCGAGAACGGCGGACGCGGCCAGTTGCAAGTGACGGCCCTGGCTGGCACCAGCACGCCGGCGCTGGCCGCGAAGATTCAGGATAGTGACGACAACTCGACGTTTGTTGACCTGATCATTTTCACGCCCAAGACCGCCATTGGCGCCGAACAGATTGATGTGACGGGTACGGTTGAACGCTACGTGCGCACAACCTGGGCGCTGACTGGCACGGGCCCGGCTTTTACTTTTCAGGTGGCGTTCGCACGCTACTGATCTTTTAGTTTTTGATAGGAGAAAACGCAGATGAGTACCACAGGCAAACACAGAGGGATTTCGGCTGACTTCCGTTTGGACGATTCAGCCGGTTCGTTGATAGACATCAGCAACCAATGTAACAACGTCGACCTGACCAACGCGGTCGAATCGTTTGACGTGACGGCTTTTCAAGACACCGGTAAAGCCTATCTGGTCGGTTTTTCTGATGGCAAGTTTTCGGTCTCAGGCTTTGCCAATGGCACGATCATTGCCCACCTGATGGGTCTCGTCGCTACGGCGGGCAGCGGCACAACGCGCTCGTTCCAGTGGGGACCGGAGGGCACTACCAGCGGCAATCCCAAATTCACCGGCGAATGCTTTGTGACCAGCTTTAAGACTGATTCAAAAGTCAACGCGCCGAACACGTTCCAGCTCGATCTGCAAGTGACCGGCGCGATTACTGCAACGACTTATTGATTTTTTGAGTTACCACGTCCGACAACGTACCAATCCAGAGTCTTGCCCGCCGGGCCGACAAGAGAGTGGCCCGGCGGGCTTTTTTTGAATTTTTATGGACTTAAAGAAACTGCAAGAGAAAACCCGCAAGATCATAGTCGCTTACGGTGACGAAGCAGTCACGGTTGAGTATTACTTCGGCAGACTTAGCCGCCAGTTCTACCAAAACATCAGCGAGCGGTTAAAAGATAGCGACAAGGATCAGGCCGCCACCATCGTTGCCGATCTGGTGAAAAGTTGGGACGTAACGGTAGACGATCAGCCTTTGCTGCCCACTTATGACAATCTCCTTCGGATTCCCGGCCTATTGCTCAATGCAATTTACGAGGAGATTCAAGACGACGCGGTAAAGCTCGCAGCGAGCGGATCGAAGGCCTAGCGATCTGGCTCGCAACTAGGGGTGAGAAGGGCGCCGCGCCGCCGGAAGAGTTCTGGCTCACGCGCAGCGCGCGTTTTCTAGGCGTCGCGCCTTGGCAACTGCGTAAGCGCCCTCGATGGGTAGAATGGGCGCTGTGGTTCGAATCAGCCGAAAAACGCGCGGAAGAAATCGCCGCGAAAATTCAAGAGCACAAGCAGGGCGAGCCCGACGACTAGCCGACCGCAATAATTCTCAAGGCTGGCCTACAATTCGGCTCATGCCGGAACTCTTCAGACTTTCAGGTCAGATTGATGTTGACGCCACACGCGCTGAGGCCGCGCTGCAGCGCGCCACTGCGGCCGCGCGCAGGACTCAGACAGGGCTCAATCAAACAGATCAGTCAGCCCGACGTGTGAGTGGCAGCGCGGGCACGATGGCGCACAGCCTTGATCGGGCAACCGGTGTTGTGGGCAAACTCGGCAGCGCCCTCAGCGGCGCACAGGGCAAGCTCGCAAGCTTTGGCAGCGGCCTATCCGGCATGCTCAATATCACGGGCGGCAACCTGCTTTCCGGCGCCATCACGGGGGCGCTTAGCCGCCTGACGGGCGCTCTTACGGAGGGCTGGCAGCGCGGTATCGAATACAACAAGATGCTCGGAACCGGCACGGTGCGGATGGAGCGATTCTTTCAAACCGCCGGGCAGACGACGACCTTTGTTTCTCAGCTTGAGAAGTTCGCCCAGATTTCACCCGTCTTCCAAATGCCTGAAGCTCTTACCGGTGCGCAGCGTATCCTCGAGATGGGCTTTGCCGCCAACCGCATCGTACCGATGCTTGAAGCTATCGGCGATGCCGTCGGCGGTACGGGGGGTAGCGCTGAGACGATCGACCGGATAACGCTCGCGTTCAATCAAATGCACAACGCTGGCAAGATCACTGGCGGGGATATGCGCCAGTTGACCGAGGCGAACATTCCGGCGTGGGAGCTTTTATCGAAAGCGATTGGCAAGTCGGTTGCTGAGACTAAATCACTCGCCGAGTCCGGCGGCATTAAAGCAGATCGCGCCATTGAAGGCATGATCGCTATGATGGGCGAGAAGTTTGCCGGGCTGAGTACGAAAGCTGGCAACACACTTGCCGGGCAGCAGTCGCAGTTTGAATCCGAGCTCGATATGGCTCTTGCTTCCGGCGTTAAGACGAATTTCGAGCAATACAAAAAAGCCCTCGCCCTCGGCACCAGCGCCTTAGCGACCGACGGCTCGCAGAAATTCGCGGGCGAGTTGAATAAACTGACCGGCAAAATCGGCGAGGGCGTAGTCGGCACAATCAAGGAACTCTCAAGTGGCGAGGCGTTCGTAAAAGCGGCGCAGGCTGCGGTTGCGTTGCAGCCACACGCTGCTGCGGCCAGTTCAATGGTGACAGACTTCACCACCAAGGGCCTACAATCCCTAATGCCCGACATCCGCAAGCTCGGCGCGCTCGATGGACTCAAGAAAGAATGGGATGCGTCGGTTAAGGAGATGCAGGACCTGTGGGAAGTGCTCAAGCAGAAGTGGAGCGCAAGCGGTGAAGAGACAGGCAAGGCCGCCGGCGAGGGAATCAAGAAAGGCGTGCAGGATTCGCTCGATATGCGCGCGCCCTCGCGCGTGCTGCTGGTGCTGGGCACAAATGCGGGCGAAAGCTTCCTGAGCGGCTTTAGTGCAGCATTCGAGCAGGGCAAGAACAAGCAAAACGTAGCAGACATCGCAAAAGCGCTCGGTATTGACCCGGCGAAACTTGAGTCAATGCGCAAAATCTTCGGCGAGAAAGCCGCGAGTGGACTGCTCAAGCGCGGCATCGCCTTTGGCCCAGGCTTCCACACCTCCGGCAACGCAGAGATTGATAAATTGATTGCCGAGAACGCGAAGCGTTCGGGCGTGCCGTCAGCGCGCATCTTTGCGCACATTCTGCGTGAGTCAAGCTTTTATCCAAAGGCGCGCGGCGCGGCCAATGATCGCGGCCTGGGGCAATTCCTGCCCGACACGGGCGCGCGTTTTGGCCTGAAGACTGAAAAAGATTTCTTCGATCCGGCAAAGAACATTCACGCCATCGCCGACTATCTGGCAGAAATTGGCAAGGTGTTTTCAAGCGAGCGGTTCGCTACGGCAGCTTATAACAAGGGTGAGAGCAACAAGGCGCTGCTCAAGGGGCGCATCCCCAATCCCGAATATGTGCAGAAGGTGATGGGGATTGTTGACGTAATTCGCCAAGCCAAGGCGCAGGCAATCACAATGAGCCCGCCAGCGGCAACCACATCTCCGGCCACCTATTCAACCTGGGAAAACCTGCGCGGCGAGATTGCCCGGCTAGGCGCTTCGCTCTCAACCGGCAATCTGTTCGTGGCGGCCATGGCCTTAAACGACGCCGCGCGCGATCTGAAAGAATTTGCCACGCATCCAAGCGTGGACCTGAAGGTCGGTGTTGCACGCGGCATCGCGGGCGCAGCCACGGGCGACGTGGCAACCGTGCTGGGCGGGCTAAAAGACAGCGTCGCCGCGCTCAAGCAGATGGCGAATGCGCCAGGGCAGAAGCCGATTGCGCCAGGGCAGAAGCCGATTGCAGGCAGCGAAGCGGTAATGCAGATCACAGAGAAACTACACGGCCTTGTACCGGAAGCCGCGCAGCTCGATCAATCACTATTCAAGCTGAGCAGCGACACGAAGCTTGCCAAGGCCGCGCTCGCCGACAATGCCGTGGCGACCAATCAAGTGGCGACCGCGCAAAAGAATGCCGCCAGTCAGGCTGGCAAATTTGCCGATGCGCTCAATCAATGGGCGGACTTGATGAAGAAAGCCGACGATGAAGCGCGCGCGCAACTCGAAGCACCTGCCCGTTTCGAGCGCTTCAAGGACTTCAAGAAACAACTGGGCGATGACCTGGATAGCTTGCTCGATCCTTTCGTCGTCGTCAGCAAGAACTGGAAAGAGTCCTTCCTGCGCATTGGCCACGACATCTTTGGCGCAGTGCAGAAAGAGCTGTTCCTGAAGGCTACGGGCGGCAAGGCTGCTTCACCTGGTGAGGCCATTGGCCACTGGATTGCGGGCAAACTCGGCGGCATCTTCAGCGGTGAAAAGAAGGCGGGTAGCGACGTCGAACGTCTGGCGCGCGGCAGCAATCAGCCCGTTGTGACGGCGATTGCTGCCAGCGGCGGCAATATCGTCTCAGCCGTAAAAGAGAGCGCGGCGCAGATCGTCGGCGCAATTCAAGGCGAGCTGGTAGGTGGCCTGAGCCCGTCATTTGCTGGCGCGGGCGGTGGCGGTGGCCTGCCCGAACTCGGCAATCAAGCGGCGAGTGTGTACGGCGCAGCGCGCAGCGGCGGCGGTTTCAGTGGCGCACTCGGTACCGCTCAGCAGGGTTTTGGCCTCGCCCGCCAGATCGGCGGCCTATTCAAGCCGAGCTTCAACGCGGCCGTCAGCAACATCGGCAAAGCGGTGGGTGGCAATCTGGCAAGCCAGGCTGCGAATGTAACAGGAAATGCCGTCAAGGCGAGTGGTGGGTTCTTCTCCAAACTCGGCGGGCTGTTCGGCCTTGGTGGTGGTGGTGGAGGCGCAGCGGGCGCTACCGGTTTTGCCGCAGCTATTCCCTATATCGGCCTCGCAATCACCGCCGCGCAGATCGCAGCCCCATTTATCAGCAAGCTCTTTCAGCACGACTACAGCAAAGACCTGCGCAACCTGATAAAAGGAGAATACGGCGTTGACATCAAAGAGAAAGAATTCCTCAACTCGATCAAGCAGATCGGCGAGAGCAAATTCGGTGTCAAGGATTTTCCGGCACGTGAGGCTGAAACCGTTCGCCTGCCTGAGACGCGCGAAGCTGTCTACGAGTACTCAAAAGGCCACGGTCTCAAGGGCAACAGCAATCTATTCTCTGCGCTCGAGCTGCAAGACCCGTACTCGGCGATGAATATTCAAAAGCGGGCCAGTGGCGGGCCATTTATGCCTGGCTGGCTACTGATCGGCGAGAAAGGGCCGGAGCTGATGCACGCGGACACGGGCGGGTATGTGTTTCCGAATCACAATCTGCGCGGGGGCGGGGCGGATTCGTCAGAGATGGCAGCGGCGCTAGCTGAAGTGCGCGGAATGATGGCCTACCTGAGCCGCACGACCGACAATCTGCACGCGGTTGTGCGCCAGTTCAAAGGGATCGGCGCAGACGAGTTCATCGCAAGGGCAAAGCCTTCGACGGTGACAGCAAAAGTCGCCCAGAGCCAGCGCGAACGCGATCAGGCTTCGATTGATGTCAGGACGTACAACAACAAGCGATGAGTTATCAAACGCTCCAAATTGTCGGGCAGTTGACCCCAGAGCTAGGCAATCACTTCGCTCGCCTGACCTGGCAGCACGGCGACGGCTTTATGCCGAGCGAGCTAATCGGCCACGATGACGGTGTTCGGTTTTATCGCTACGTTTTTCGCGCCTTGCCAAATCGCTCAACTCACACGGTCAACGACCCGGAAGACGGCGACACGCCGAAGACATGGGAAAGATATTTGCGCGCCTTTTTTTCATATCGCCAGGTTGACGGCGAGCCCTTCTATGTGACCGATCAGCGCCTCGCCGAGAGCATACCGGAATCGTCAAGCGTGCTGGTCGTGTTTGCTGACCACCAGCTAGACGAGACGCTTTTCTCGAAGGAACTCTACCGCTGCGAGATTCGGCTGCGAGAGTACAGGAGCATCAGCGAGTAATGCCTGATCCGTTACGTTTAGCCATTGTTGGTCAGCTCGAACCGGAAGCCGGGAAGGAATATGCGCGGCTGGACTTCGACCTAGGCAGAGGCTACACGCCGTCCGTGTTGGTCGGTCACAGCGACGGCTCGCAATACTGGCGCTATATCTTCAAAGCCCTGCCTGACCGTTCAGGCGATTCGCGTTTTGTGCTGACCGACACAGAAGACAGCACGTCGAAGACCTGGGCTGCCTACTTGGACGATTTCTTCACGCGCAGGACGGATGACGGGCTAGCGTTTCTTGTCACAGATCAGCGGACAAATAGTGATGTGACTGTAGTTTTTGCGCAGGACGAGCTTGTGCTGACGCTGATTAGCAAGGATTTGTATAAGACCGAAGTTCGGCTGAGAGAGTATCGAGACGTAGCGGATGAGTAACAGAAATCAGCTTCGTGTATTGACCGACGATCAAGCTGCCGCAATCACGGCGGCAGGTAACGGCCTTGCCTACGCCGAAGTCGTAAAAATCTTCTGGCCCTCGCCCGATGGCACCAAAGTATATGCTTTCTGGCAATTGCTCGACGATGATCTGTACTCAGCCTCAGCCTTTGAAGACTTTCTCGACGGCGCGCCGCTGATCGTTGGCTTCGTCGCTGACGACGAAAAACGTGTCGAGCGCTTTCACGAAATCCCGCTGTCTTCACAGATCGGCGACGACGTTGTACGGATGAAGTTTGTCAATCGCGGGCGGGCATTTGAAAAGTTAGCGCTGACGCACAAGGGCGGCGTGCAGGTTCGCATCTACCGCTACTACCCGCAGATTGACGGCGGCGTTGCGAAGGAAGTCTTTCAAGGCCACTTGCGCACGCCCGATGCCGTAAACAAAGACTTCGTTGAAATCTCAGTTGCCGCAGGCCTGCTTTCGGCCGATCTGCTTGTGCCGAGCAGCCCGCACGGTACCGTGTGCCGCTTTGCCGCTCGTTTTGGCGGACGTTTTGATCCGATCCTACCTAATAACCCTTGCGACTACGATTTCCATGTTGGTGGGAGTCGCGGTGTGGGCGATCCCGACAACGGCGACGAGCCGTTTACTTTCTGCGATGGCGCAAAGGCCGATTGTATGGCCCGGTTGGGTGATTTACTCAGCTACGGGGGTTTTGATGCCATAGCTGACACAAGCAACATCGGCGCTGGCCAACACACTACCGGCAGCGAGACGCAAGGGCAAACCACGCACCTGAAAAATCCCGTACAGGTCTGCTATGGCGAAGGTACGGCAAATAATCTGCCGCTGCTCGATTACGCCAAAGAGTACAACCCCTCGCCCAAGCATCAGGACGCGGGGACGATTCGTGCGCTGTTTGAAGTTAGTGAAGGCCCAATCGAAGAGATTACCGAAGTTGAAATGATGGACCGCCCATTGCCCCGCACGCTGACCGGCGTGGTCTTTCGAGATTTTATTCTCGCCTTACTCGGCAACACCGACGGGCGCGGGCTTGAAGTTCGGTTGGGTACGCAGCAGCAAGAGCCCACCACTTATAGCGAAAATGTTCTGAACTACAACCGACTCGCTCATTTCAGGGGCGACGTAAATCCGATCAACCCGGTAGGAGTAGCGCCAAGCTCGATTATCGCCAAGTGCAAATACAAGGGCCGGAACACGATCAAGGTCTACTCGGACGAGGACAGCTTCAGCTACGCCTATTCCAACTTGCGCGCCTGGGTGCTGGTTGATTTACTGACCGATACCACCTACGGGCATCGTGAAGACATCGCCCGGCATTCAATCGCTGATTTCCTGCACCTCGCCGAATTGGGCTCGACCTTCAACGGCCTGGCGCAAGGCAAGAGCGCGCATCAACAGTTTCAAGATATTTGCCTCGCTGGGCTGCAATTCCCGCCCTTTGCACACGACGGCATCACGCGATGGCTGGCAATTGAAGAATACGACCTTGATGCTGGCGATATTCCGACTTTCACGGACCTGGGCAGCAGCAGAAATATCCTGGTCGATCAGAACGGCGTTTCTCGGCTTACCGTCACGCAAAAAGACGACGACAGAATTCCAAACGTCTACACGCTGACCTTCAACGATAAAGATCACAAAAACCTGGAGCGCCCGTTGCTCTTTCCCGATCCGGAGCAGCAGGAGCTGGCAGGACAGGTCTACGGCGATAAGTCGCTACGCGAGGTGCCGGACCAGGAAACGGCTTTCGGCACGAACAATATCACCGAAGCGCGCCAGGTCGGTTTCTACCTGCTTGATTACGGGCGGTTTTATTCGGGCGGCACGCGCAATAACTGCGAGGTGAATTTTGCCTGCCCGGGCTTCCTGCCCGATGTCATTGATCTGCATCCCAACAAAGTAATCAAGGTTGTTTCAGTTAAGCTCGACAATGCGAAAGACCGCGATGGGAATGTTTTTCAGTATTTCATCGTCAGGCGCCTCGTTCACACGCCGCGCGGCGAAACGATTGTCACCGCTCAGGCCTACGCCAATCTGCGCACGGTTATTACGTTGCTACCCATCAGCTTTTGCGACGACACGCCGCCATCGGACACGCTTGGTTCAACGGATTACAGCGTGAGCGGTGATGTGGTTCAATTTCGGTCTAATCCCGATGATCCATTTTCGTTCCCTAACACGGTCGCCTTCTGGGTGATCGTTGATGGTGATACAACCGGCGATCCTCAGATTTTTACTACGCGCGGCATCCTGGAAAACGAATGGGCTGTAGGCATCTCGAACTTCTTTGCCGGGCATCAACTTTATTTTCGGGGCAATGGCGGAATTTACGATTACGGCTCAACCCTCAATTATTCACAGTGGTATCACGTTGCCATCATTTCGGAAGCGGGCGATGGCGCAGCGCGTAAAATCTATTTGGATGGCGTGCTTGATATTGACACAACCGGCGACGGGCCGGTGGCGAACTCGTATTGGTCCTATGACATTCTCTTTGGTGGCAGAGGCAATTTTGCCTTTAGATATTTGGAAGGTTCGCTCTGTGCGTCAAAGGCTTGGACAGCCATCCTGACAGCCGAAGAAATCCAAGCCGAGATGGAAAGCTACGGGCCGTGTAAACAAGATGACTTGTGGGCATGGTGGCCGCAAAAAGATCAAGCTGAAATCAGCAAGGACTTTTCGCCTAATTGCCGCCATTTAGGCAACGATAACGAACCGCCAGTTGACACCGATTATCCGCCCGGCATTACGCTTTATTGCGCAGAGACAGAGCCGACCGACACGCACACAGGCGGCGGCGGGGAAATTCAGACCGTTGCTGATTCGTCTTTCGTGCTGATTGACCGGTTATGGCGCGAGGTTGAAATTGCCAGCGGATTACCGGGCGTCTACGTCGCCGCTGGACCTCAGATTCGCACCAAGCCTTGGCCAGAGTTTGAGCTATACCGGGATAAGGGGGCGGGTTATGCAAAACTCTTCGAGAATTCAGTAGAGGCACCCATCGGCGAGGCGATCAGCGTCCTGGCCGGGACTGAATTGGGCAGTGAGACGGTTGATGTCGAGTTATTGCCGGGGCAAGTGTTGGCAAGCTATTCTGGCGGTGAGGTCAGCGCTGGTGCTGGTCTGGTGTTTCTTGGTGGGGAGATTTTCCAATACCGCACGGCCACGCAACTTGATGACAGCCCGAACCAGTGGCGCTTGAGCAATCTCAGCAATCGCGGCGCGAAATGTACTTCAGCATTCAAGGCCACACACGCTACGGGTGATAAGTTTGCCGCGTTGGATGAAACAGCCGTCTTGTTTTTATCGTTGGAAGCTTCCGAGATTGGCCAGACGCGGGATTTCAAGGGCTTCACGGCTGGCCAGGATATTGACGACATCGACATCACGGCTACCAGCTTTCAATTCACGGCGCCGAATTTTCAGATCGAAACGCCGAGCGATTACACGCTCACGCTCGATCAATCGCGCCGCGAAGTGCGCCACACGTGGACGTCTATTACCGATGCCTGCCTTGTCCTAACTGATCTGATTTATGAAATCTACGAAGATATTGTTGGCGCTCCCGGTGCGTTACTCTGGGCCGGCACGCCAAACCAGTGGCGCGAGCCGGTGGATTTAGAAGGAACATATACCTACCACTTCCGCGTGCGCACGCGCTTTGACGTGGGCGATTTTATTACGGCCGCAATCACCGTTGATTACGCCAACGACTTAAACGCCCCCTGGATTTTGCCTACTCAAATTTTTGACGATAATAATGTAACGCGCGCCGTGCCGGGCTATGACCGGCTCGGTGTCGAAGTCTACGAATGAGGTTGAAAGATGACTACTTACACGAAAGTAAAATTGAGCGGTTCGACTGATGGGCGATTAATAAAGGTCGCCGCAACCAGCACGCCAGGCACGACCATTCACGCAGCACACGCCACGGCGCTCGATGAGATCTGGCTGTATGCGGTCAACAGTGACACGTCAGATCGCAAATTGACGATTGAATTTGGCGGCACGACTGCGCCGGACGATTTAATTGAAATAGCAATTCCGGCTGAGTCGGGGTTGCTCTTGGTTGTGCCGGGGCTGGTCTTGACCAATTCGCTCGCTGTTAAAGCGTTCTGTGCAAGCGCCAACGTGGTGATGATTGGCGGTTACGTCAACCGGATTTCGTAAGGAGAACTGATGGCATCCAGATTTCCACTCTTGCCGTTTATCAGCAATTTTGCGCGCGCCTTACTTGGCGACAAGACGGCCTCCGCGATGCTTTCGCGGCTCGGCGTGGACGAGGCAAATTACATCAAAGTCGATGGCTCACGGGCTTTCACCGCAGATCAATCAATGGGTGGCTTCAAACTGACCAGCCTGGGCGCGCCCGTATCTGGCAGTGACGCTGCCACGAAAACCTACGTTGACGCAAGTGCGGGCAACACGGAGGGCGTGCAGGATTTGGTTGGCGCGATGCTTACCGACTCAAATTCCCTTGATTTCAGCTACGACGACGGCGCGGGCACGTTTACGGCAGACTTGAAAGCGGCAGTGGCGGGTAACGGCTTGGCGCATTCAACCGGTGTGCTCAGCGTCAATGTTGACGGCTCTACGCTTGAAATAAACACAGACACGCTGCGTGTGAAAGACGCTGGCATTCTCGCTTCGCATATCGGCGACGCTGAACTGGCGGCACTGGCCGGACTGACTTCTGCCGAAGATAAATTGCCTTACTTTACCGGCTTAGGCACGGCTGCGTTGGCTGATTTGACAAGCTTTATTCGAACCTTGTTTGATGATGCGAACGCCGCAGCCGCGCGGCGTACGTTGGATGTTGATTTGCTCACTATCCCATTCATTATTGATGGTGGTGGGGCAGTGATCACGACAGGGATCAAGGGTGATCTTGGCCCCTTTGATTTCGCGTTCACTATTGAGGCCGTGACGCTGCTGGCTGATCAAAGCGGCAGCATCGTGGTGGATATTTGGAAGGACAGCTATCCCAACTATCCGCCGACAGGCGCGGATTCAATCACGGCCAGCGCAAAACCAACGATTAGCGCGGCAACGAAGTCACAGGATACGACTTTGGTCGGCTGGATAACTTCAGTGAGCGCGGGTGACATCCTGCGTTTTAACGTGGATTCAGTTAGTTCAATTCAGCGCATAACGCTTGCGTTGAAAGTACGGAGAACATAACAATGGCAACGACCACAACACCGACATGGACAGATAACGTTTCCGTAATCGCCGCTGCAACCCTAGCACGCGGCTCGACAGCACGCGGCACACTCGACCTGCGTACCAAGCGTGGCGCTTATTTATTCTTGGCCATCGGGCGCGGTGGCACGGCTGCGCTGACCAATGGTGTGAGCGTGCTGGTCAGACGCACGCTCAATAATGACGGGGCGATTCATCCGGCGCCCGTGGCGGAGTTTTTGTCTCAGACAGCCGCAGCGACAGCTACGACAGTCAACAGTAATAGCAACAGCGGACAGGCAGCACTGAACGTAGCATCCAGCTCAGGTTTTGCGGCGGGGCAAATTATCTGCGTTGAAGGGGCGAGCCAGGCACGGCAAGAATTTCACCGCGTTAGTAAAGTGGCGGCAGGCATAATTACGCTCGACACCAATCTGAAAACGACGCACACCAGCGCACAGGCTGACACCGTGCGTAACGTGGCCGATGTGTGGCTGATCTGGATTGATGGTGGAGCCACTTTTGAAGGCATCTTTGATTATGGTGACGATACTGCCGGTGATTCAGTTAGTATCGTTGCCGAGGCTCAGACTTACGATTCGGATGGCACAGTATGATCCGTCGTTTCGCTCCACAATTTATGCCTGCGATGGATTTTCAGATCAATCGCAACTCAGTGTATGCCACGGGGCTTATCGGCGCCTGGAAAACAGTGCCGGGCAAGGGATTGCTTTACTACAATCTTTTGCGGGGTAACGTGCGTTATTACGTACCGGGTGGAATGCGCGGAAATTCTAATGGGGATGCGCTGTGCTGGGATGTGCTCTTACCTAACGCGGACACGTCGGATTATGGCTTTACTTCCGGGCCGTGGTCTGTGATGGTCTGGTTCGATTGTATCGCGCAAACCGCTAATGGCGAATATCCGACGATCATAGGCAGAGCCACCTATGTAAACGAGACGAACAACCAAGGGTGGGTGGTCGGGATGGAGGCGGCGAACGATCCAGAGCCGAAGCAGATTGCAGGCAAGGTTTTTAATAATAATGGGAGCGGGTTATACGATCATCAATCAGGCTACGTGCTGAACAACGGTCAACGCTACGTCGCCGCGTTGACCAGTAATGGCAGCAGCCGGCGACGGCTATATGTCTACGGCTACCTGCTAACGACTGAAACGGGCAGCCAAAACTACAACGCGGCAGCAGACGCAAGCGGGCTTTTTTATATCTGCAACAAACTGGCGACCGGCTGGCTGGGCTTTCACGAAGCGCGCATCTATAACCGCGAGTTATTTGCCGCGCCTGACTCGGCGGTTGCATCAGAACTATATTGGCCATGGGCGCTTCAAAATTGGGGAGAGTTGTGGCAGCCAGTCATTTCCCGTACCTATTTTCCGCCAGGCACGCCCGCGGTTCTGGACGGCGGCGCACGCTCGCAAGCTATCGTTATTGGCTGAAAGGTGCAATTAAATGGAAAAAGCGACTGACGATCTGGCTATCGCCTGTGCGATTCGTGCCTCTATCGAGGTAAAAGTTGAAGTGACGAAAACGTGCGGCAGAACATTCTATACGGTGGATCACTCGCACGGTGCGACGCTTTTTTGAAGACAAACAGAGTGCCAGTCGATTTCAATACCAAACAATCGTTGAGCGCGCGAAAGAATTGATAGGCCGGTTTCGTACGTCGCCAAGCGGTGGGGCGATCCTGATCGGCTGACAATCGCCCGTCATTCGTATTAGGCTGCGCATAATTATCGAACGAAGATTTTGCTGCGCCGGCCAACCCCCCGCGCTTTTTGTTTTGAAAGGACATTATGAAACGATCAGTTGGTTTCTTGCTCGTAATTCTGAGCGCTGGTATTTTCGCCCAGCAGCTCGTCCCACAGCTCGATTGCCCTGGCGCAGTGATTGTCCAGGCCGGCCAGTCCGGTACCACCAGCGCGAAATGTGCCCCAGTGCAGACACCTACACCGACGCCTACGCCGCTTGTCGGCCTGATCGTCTCGCCAGCAGGGAAACCGACTGCAGCAGGGACGCTTGCCGACCCGCGCGACTTTGCCAGCGCAATCGCAGCGAGCTCGCCGGCGAAATCGGGGACGATCTATCTGCGCGGCGGGACTTATACCGGGCCGTTTACCAGTTCGCTGGCCGGGGCTGTCACGATCCGGGCTTACTCAGGCGAAAGGCCGGTGCTGGTGTGTGGGAGTGACCAGAGCAAGGCCATACTAGCCGTAAATGGTAGTAGCACGATCTGGCGCGATTTTGAGGTAACGTGTCCGACGGCAGACCGGTCCAAACCAATCGGCGCCGGTGTGGACGTTTTCGCGCCTGGCGCCAAGCTGATCAACCTGGTCGTGCATGACAATGGAGTCGGGATTGGCCTTTGGACGCCGGCAATTGATTCACAGGTCTACGGTTGCTTGATCTATCACAACGGCTATCAGGGAGCTGATCCGGATCGCGGCCACGGTCATGGCATATACACCCAGAATGATGTGGGTACGAAGCGGATTGTGGATAACGTGATTTTCGATCAATACGGCTGGGGCTTTCACGCTTACACTGAGGGCGGGGCGATTAAGGGATTTTGGGTTGAGGGCAACACGCTATTTGCGAATGGCTCGGCTTCACGCGAAGGAACCCATGCGAATATCCTGGTCGGTGGGATGCGCCCAGCCGAGCGTGTGACGATTACTGGCAACTTCACCTATCACGCTGCAGCGAGTGCAAACAATGTGCAGCTCCCATACGGAAGTGCGGCTAATTTGGATTTGACCTTGACTGATAATTATTTTGGTGGCGGCGTAGTTGGATTGGGCCAGAATTGGGCGAGTGTGGCGGCGCGTGGGAACACAGTGACTGGGCAGCTTCAGATGCCTTTGCCTGTGCCGTCGGGCTGGGCAATCAGGGACACGGTGACGACGAAGGCCGACAAGG